ATAACTTACCAAAAAGAGGAAGGAAGCCAAAAGTGGCTTCCATCACACGCACGATTAAATCAACCAGTTAATAAAAAAAGGTCGTTTATAAATATTATTTCCCTTGTCCTCTATATGCTTTTTTATAAAGTTTACTTGATTTTAAACTTGATGTTTTAGTTTTAGAATGGACACCTGGTCTTGATACCTTAGGTTTCTCTAAAAATGATGAAGTGGTTTGTGATTTTATCTTTGCCATTTATTAAATATTAGTTAAATACCATATAATAGCTATACCATTTTGTCCTACTTCATTACCTGCTAATGGAAAACTTGAAGTACCACCACTTCCTCCACTTCCAGGATTTCCATATCCTAAACCATTAGTTCCTCCCGCTGAGGATTTACCACCAGCACCATAATATACAGCAGAACGATTAGCTACTGTTACAGCAACTCCATTACCTCCATTAGGTGAAGAAGGTGAAGCACAACCTCCAGCACCAGCACCAGCCCCAGCTTCATAAGTATTATATATTACGGGGGTACAAGGGATATAATCATTCCACCCCCCCTGCCAAGTTCCAAAACTGGCATTATAAGATGCCCCTTTTCCTAAATCAGCAGTAAATCCTAAACCTGTTGTAGCTGTACCCCAAGAAGCAGTACCAGCAGTTTGAAGGTCTTGATTTATACCTCCTTGACCTATTACTATAGGATAAGTTCCAACATTGATAGTAGCACTACCTGTTACTACTTGTCCACCTCCACCACCACCTTGGTAACCACCAGCACCACCACCTACAAGTAGATAGTTCATAGTATAGTTTTGATTTACTGTAAAAATACTATCTGTAGTAAAAGTATGTACTGTATAAGGTCCTTCGATAGTAGTAGTACCACCACTACTTACTCCAAAAGTTTTTATATAGGCAAATGGTGTAAACATATTATACTAAGCTATAAGTTGATTTGTAGTAATCATAAATGTCTTGTACTTCTTGGTCTGTAAGTATTCTATTATAGAATAAACTTGCTCCATAATAACCTGGCATATCATATGTTATATTATTCTCAGGGGTAGCTACACGGATTGTTACTGAAGCACCTAAAGTATAAGTTGTATCTGTTGGGGTTCTTGCTAAAGTAAAGTTACCAGCACCATAGTTTGTTAATGGTACAGAAGAATCATCACCATAAGATACAGTTAATCCACTTGTATTGTTAAATCCACTTTGAACTCTTCTTGCTACAAATGTAGTTTTAGTAGTACTATAATCTTGTGTATTTAAAATCCAACCTGTTTTAGCACCTACCCAAGTGTAAATGTCGCCCGCACCTCCAAGTTGGAAGTTAGTTAACTGATTTGTTCCTTGAATAGCCCAAGATGCTTGGAAGTTTGAGGTAGCAAGTACTCTAATGATTTCTACGTAAGTAACATCTGTAGTTGATGCCCAACCTGCTACACTACCTCTGGAACCATACCCACCATTAAATAAAATAGTAGGACCATAAGTAGTATTTTTAGCGTAAGTACCTGTTAAAGTTAAGTTATTTCCATTAGCACTTCTATCAGTCCAAGTAGCACCTGAAGTATAATCATCAGCATCAAACCAAGCAATCAATCCTGAAGTTGGAACTACTGGTCCTGATGGTGGTACGTAAATACCTGGGAACATTTGATTTGCCCCAACATATATTTTTCCTACTTGTGATTGTGCCATATTACCAAATATTTCTGCTAAACGCGGTTTGTAATGTATTCATAGCATCACTTAAATCCTGTAACTCTGTAGTATCTAATCCTTCACTTACATAAGCAAATCTTAACTGACCACCACCAGGAAAGGATGTGGTACCACCGATTCTACCTAAATAAATCTCACCATTATAAGGAGTATAAGTAGATGTTTGAGTAGCTGAAACTGTAAGTGTTCCACCAGCTGCGTTATCTGTAGTAACAGCTATCCAAGCATTAGAAGCTGTCCTACTTACTGCTGTAAAAGCACCTACGCTATATCCAGGACTACCAGGTAAGTTTCTTCCTGAACCAAAAAATGTATCAGCAGATGTAAAATCACCTACAAGTATATAAGTAGCAGCTGCTGTACCTATTCCGTGATATCCATTATTATTTCCTGCTACTGCGGTCAATCCAAATGAAAAATCTGTAGTTACAGAAGTAGCATCAGTAGTAGGATTAAAACTTGTATTAGCATAGTTAGCAGCAGCTGCGGCTGTAGAGGAACCAGCAGCATTGCTATGAGTCCAAGTACCATTAAATGTTAAATCAAATCCACCACCTGGATTAACAAAGTCAATAGCATTAGAACCAGATGTACCACCTAAAAATGGCCATATAGCATACATTTTAGAGTAAATACCTGCTGTTACTAAATCACTATAGAAAGTAGAAATAGCAGTTTCTTGGGCACCTGATAAAGTACCACCTGCTGCTAATACAGCAGCAATGTAGATATCTGCTGGAGTAGGAGGTGGTGGAACAGGTCCAGCATAGAATCTTATTATAGGTTGTGTGCCTACTCGTATTGCCATTAAACTAAGTTTTTAACGTTACTTAAGTATAAACTTGTATTATCAAATGCTATAAACGTTACAACATCTTTACTTGTAGTTGTAGTAGGAACGTATGATGAACCTGATACTTGTTTAACTGAGGATGGGAAACTTACAGTTGCTGAACCAGTAGTACTTACTAACAAGTTAATAGTTTGACCTGCCTTAATATTGGTTGGGTTAATATAAGTATTGCTTCCACTTACAAGTTGTAGTGTAAAGAAGTTACCTGTATTCAAATCCATTGAGGCAGTATTACTTGAAATGCTTAAAGCACTTACATTACCTACTAAACTACCTGTAATAGTTGTAGAACCTGATACTACTAAACTACCACTAAGTGCTGTTGAAGTTGTTACACTTAAACTACCTGTAAGTACAGTTGAACCTGATACCTCTAAGCTGCTTGATACTATTAAGTTTTCAACTACATCTCCTGAACCAGAAATAACATACATTGTATTTCCATCTGGAGTGATTGCGTTGTATTCTGCTTGAGATAAGTAAACAAGATGCTTAATAGCTTCACTTCCGGTTGGTGTGCCTAAGTTGTCGATTAACGAACCAGTAAGTGAACCACTTGTGATTGTGTATCCATCAGCACTACCGCTAACTAAAACGCGTAAACTACCAGAAATAGCGGCACTACCAGTGTATGGGAAACCACCACTACCAGCATTTTCAGCGTATGAAGCAGTTAATGCGTAAGATGAACTTAAAGCAGTAGCAGCATAAGAAGCTGTAGTAGCAGTATCAGCATTACCAGATAAGTTACCACTAAAAGTAGGTGAATATAAAATAGAAGTAGATGGGTCGTATCCTAAGTTAGCACCCACATCTACTCTGGCATCTGTGTAGTTATCTAAATCACTTGGACCACCTAAAATAACAGGTAATATAGCAGCCTCACTTGAAGCTGAAATATATACTTTATCAGCATTAGTAGCATATGACGCAGAATCCGCGTTAGATACGTTATTTACTGTAATATCGAATGTGCTGGCGTCGCCTTTGGTGAACGTGATAGTAGCATCGCTTATAGACGCGGTAACTAACAAACTACCTGTATCTTGTGGAACTACGTTTTCAGCAAAGGATGCTGTTAAAGCATAAGATGAACTTAAAGCATTTGTAGCATAAGATGCTGAAGTAGCGAAGGATGAAGTACCTGCTAAATCACCACTAAATCCTGCTGATGCTGTAATAGCAGTTGCTTCAACATTACCAGATACAGTTACTACTGAACCATCATCACTAATAATAGAATCTACTAAGTGGTGTGTTCCTTCTGCTTTAGGTAAAGTATTTGCTGTCAAATATGTTGGAACACCTTTAGTTGAATAAGTTGGACCAAATAATGCTACACCATAATCTGTACTACCTGAAGTGTATTCGTAGTTCCAATCGTTTGTTTCGCTATCAAAGAAGAATGATGCTGTGTAGTTAATAGGAGTAGATGAACCACTATCCTCAACTAACAAACCAGCGTATCTGGTTACATCACTTGTATTCAATAAAATAAATGCGTCACCGATTTTAGTAACTGAACCTGTAACAGCAGTTAAGTAACCAATAGAAGCACTTACAAATGTAGCGTTAGAGGCTGAGATACTTGAAATACTGATTTGTGCTGCGGCATCTAAATCTAATGCTATTGAAGCAGTATTGGCTAAACTTGCGGTAGCAGCATTTGTAGCATTAAAAGCAAACCCAGCACTTGGCACATCATCAATAAAAAGTTCAAATGTACTACCATCTCCTTTTTCAAATAAAATGTTATTATTTGTATTAAAAAGTGAAGCAGTGACTATAGCGTTTGGTGTAGCTGAAGCTGTGGTAGCAAATGAAGCTGTACCAAAAAGTGAACCTGTAATTCCGTTAGCAAATGCTGCTGAACCAGTTACTTGTAAACTACCTGATACGATTAAATCCTCAACTACAATTGAACCTGTAGCATCGTTAATAATGTAGAAAGTGTTAGGATCTGGTACTGCAATTGCATTAAAATCCGCTTGAGATATTACTACAATATGCTCTAATGCCTCACTAGCAGTAGGTGTAGTTAAGTTATCAATTACAAATCCATCATATGAACCACTTTGTACCGCAATTGAACCTGTTACAGATAATGAACCTGTAATCTCAGCTGAACCAGTATAAGGGAATCCAGTATTAGCTGGGATATTTTCAGCGTATGAAGCGGTTAAAGCGTATGAAGCACTTAGTGAAGTACTTGCATATCCTGAAGTACCAGCTTGAGATGCAAATCCTGCTGTTCCTGCTTGCGAAGCAAATGATGAGGTTACAGTAATAGAAGTAATATCTGTACCTAAACCGTTTGTTAAAATGCTACCTGAGATTTGTACTAAATCCTCATAGGTAGCTGATACTAATTTTCCTGTTAAATTTTGGCCCATTGTTATAATTTATTTAGCAGCATTCTCTTGGTCCTGGATAGAAAATATTACTACCCCATGGAAATTGTGGATAACGTGAATCAGCCATTCTCAAACCAGCAGCTGCGGCTTCTCCGAAGTGCCAAGAACGAGTACGTCTACTAAAAACGACTGGTGATTTGTATTGAGTTCCGTAATCTGGATTTTGCTTCCAGAAAGGTCCATTATCATTTAGCTCAGGGAATTGAGCTTGATTCTGAATTAAGTAATTTGTTAAGCGCTCAGCGTAGTAGTCTCTTTTATTTTCTACTGCTTGACGTTTTCTGTTGTAGTTCTTATCATCAACATTTACACTATTTTCCCCACCTGTTGGAGTTAATAGGCCATTGTTGCGAGGCCTCCACATAACTGCATCAAGTAATTCCCAATAAGCAGCGTAAATCAAGAATGGTTGAATAAAATCATCCACCAATGTCTTGTAATTACCTGATAAAGTACCTGCATCAATTTCAGCTAAAATAAACTCATATAATGAGGTACCTGTTAAACGCTGAAGGTAGATATCTTGAGCTTCACGAACACCATTCTTGATAAGCTTAGAATCTAAGTTATCATTAATATCACTGTACTCGCGTAATTTTTCTTCCGAGATTATAAATGTAGTTGTCATATTCTTATTTTTATACTACTCCGTCACTATCTACACCTGCACCAGCATCACCTGGTAATCCTGAACTTGGATCAATCATTTGATCTGATTTTTCAATTTGTGCTTCTAATGCATTATCTTCGGCATTTTCTGCTTCAACTGAGGTAACTACATCAACTTCTTCTTCACCATCACTAAACAACTTAGTTTGCTGAATACCTACTGAAAACTCACCTGCTGAAGGATACATGTAACACAAGAAATCCTCAACGTGAGTTAATAAAGTTTGTTGATATGGTTTTACTACTGTATTGATGAACAATAAGTAAGCATCTGTCACTTCATCTTTGCCTCCTAATTTACCAGGGGTCATAATACCAAAAATCTCTGGAGAGGTAATTCTGTGAGCAGTTAATATTTTTTCTTTTACCATATCATTAATTGTGATATAGTAATCATCTGATCCGTTTGAATTAATAGGAGTAATTTGTGGGGTATTTTCAGGAGAATCTACATCAATATACATTAATTGTCCTGCATTGCCTGCACCTTGATATTGTAAACGAAGCATTTGCTCGATTTCTTGTCTCTCGTCTGGATCAGCATTTGTATAAGTAACAATTGCAAGACTGGGGCTAAGTCCATTTTTAATGTTTGCAATATGGAATGTGTCTACCTCTGAATCTAAATCAATTACTTTTAATGCACCTACGTAATCAGGCAATGGATAGTATCTTTGACCTGGTCTGTATGGGCTATAGTAAAATAATTGTTTGGGTTCTTCGTGTTTTTTAAGCGGATTAAACACGGGTAAGTAAGGTAAATCGACTGATATGCCTGATGAAGCGACCTGGTTGTATACGCCGCCTCCTCCGCCTCCGTACTTGTATTTTTCTGCCCATTCGTCACTAACATAGTAACCTGGGATTTTACCGCGTTCGTTCTTTTCTCTAGCTCTTAACCAAGAAAAATCAATATGGTAGATTTCTGCAATACGAGTTCTGTCTTTTGACCAAATAACTTCCCAAGCAAATCCACCATACAACTTATAATCTAAAGCTGTTTTATTGAAAATGTCATTCCAAGATTCACCATCATTGTTTGCGTTATCTAATAGGTGAGTCTGAGAACATACTAAGCCTTCACCTACAATTGCGTCTACTGTTGCTTTAATTGCAGTATTGTTAATGGCTGAATTGTTAAATAAGTAAATTAAGTACTCAGGAA